AACGGACAAGGATGCAGCTGCGCTCGAAGCGCGCCTAAAGTCGATAGGCAAAATGGCGGCGTTGGGCAGCGGCCTGTTCGCCGCGGGCGTCGGCGGCCTTAGCCTGTTCAAGGGGCCAATTGAGGAAGTGATGGCGTTTAATCGCCAACTTGCTTCGCTTCATCAGATGGGTCTTGGTGACGCTCAGATCGAACAGGCTCGGAAGTTTGCCGAAGCGAGCCAAATTATCGGCACATCACTTCGCGAGCGGATGGAGATATTTACAGACGCTCAGGGCAGTTTCCGTGAGTCCGGCATGGGTCCTAGCGTGGCGCTTAATGCCGCTAAGATGATGATGCCGGTTCTCGCGCAATATAAGGTTGCCACCTCTCTACTGAGTCCGGCCTCCGGAGAGGCAGCCGTCGGAGCATTCCGAAACTTAAATAAGATCATTGAAATCATGGGCGGGGTGAACGACCCAAAGCGGGCGGCAGCTATAGCCGAGGGTGTGTTCAAGGCTGCGCAGTCATCGGGTCGGATGGTGGACGAGCGCCAGCTTAAACAGTTTATCAGCTTTGGTTCATCGGCAACAAACCAACTCACAATGCGCGCCATCTTTGGGGGACTTGAGCCCATCATCGGTGAATTTGGCGGAAGCACGGCCGGCACAGGGCTAAGAACCGCCTACAACCGCGTAAATGGAATGATGGCGTTGCTGCCGAAGCGGACCCGTGCGGAAATGCACCGGCTCGGCATGGCGGATCACACCGGACGGGAACAACCCGCGGCGTTAGCTCGCCTTCAGGCTACCGATGTGATCGCATATGTGCAGACGATGATGGCTCGTTATGCCGCCCACGGCATCGTTTCACAAGTCGATCGAGAGCGGGAAAACGCGATCCTTTACGGCACAAACGGCGCCAAGATTTATAATAAACTAATGTCTCAGATGCCCGTCCTGCTCAAGTCAGAACAGGCCTACGACCATGCCCTAGGGCCGAAGGGCGTTATATCCGATCCACGGAACAAAGCGGCGCTGCTTCAGATGAATCTCGAGAAGCGAGAAGCCGACCTAAAACTTCAGATCGGCCGCACGGTTCTGCCTCTTTATATTAGGGGTCTTGAGCTAGCTGCTGCAGCGCTTGATCGTGTCAATAATTTTGCCAGCGATTATCCCAAGCTTTTTCAATACGCGACGGCAGGCTTCGCCATTGCGTCCGCCATGGCTCTAGTCGCTGGTCCGATCGTGCTGGTAGGCGCCGGCTTCAGGGCGCTCGGGCTAGTGTGGACGGCTATGAAGTTTCCATCGCTTCTCCGAGGAATATTCGTCGGCTTCCAAGTCGTCGCCGGCGCGCTACGCTATCTGCCTATGCTAATCAGGGTAGCGGCTGGCGCCCTTGGACCCTGGGGTTTAGCGATCGTGGCTATTGGCGTAATAGCCTACGAGGCCTATCAACACTGGGATCTGATTAAGACGAAACTCGCCGGCGTTTGGGGGGCTATTACAGCCGGGTTCACATGGTTTGCGAACAAGATGATCGCAGTCATGAACCACTTCCTTCCGTCTGCTTATGCGATTTCGCCGATCGCTACAGCGCCGACCGTTTCCGGCGGCGTCGTTCGCCCAGGTGCCGGCCGGCCTATTCATGTCCACACGATCACTAAGCTTGGGACGAAGACGATCGCCGAAGTTACTACAAAGCATCTGGCCAATGACGGGGCTGGGCCACCTCGGGGATCTACGGGGGTGAATTACAGTTATGCACCGCCGCGAGTTGCTAGTGTGTAGCGCCGCCGCCAAAGACGGCGCCTCCCCTAACCGCGGCGGCACGGGCTTCAGCTCGAGCTACAGCCCCATGCGGCCGGCGACGGCAAGGTGATTAGGCCGGCACGAGCCGGTCGACCTTCAGCTCATCCTCGTGCTGGCGCGCCTGCGCCATATCGTAGGCGACTTGCATGCGCATGAGCGTGTCAGCCTTGACGCCGAAGGCCTTCTCGAAGCGGATCGCCATATCAGCAGAGAGAGCGGCCCGCCCGTTGAATAGCGCGCTGAGCGCCTGGCGGGAGACGCCAAATCGTTCTGCCAAGTCGGTGATAGAAATGCCATGCGGCTCAACGATCTCGGTCAGGAGCCAATCGCCGGCGTGGACCGCGAGCGACGGGTGCATCTTAAGCGCCATGATAGTCCTCCAAGTCCACGTCGATTAGCTTGCCGTCGGAAACCTTGAATGTCATCCGCCAGTTGCGGGTCACCGTCATTGACCATGTACCGGCGCGATCGACCCTCATCTCATGCAGGCCATAGTTCGGCGGCGTCTGCAGTTCCTCGATCGAAGCTGCTGCGTCGATAAACGCGAGCATCTTCTGAATGCGATTAACATCGCCAACCAAGCCCTTTGCGTTGCCGGTCTCGAAGAAGCGGCGAAGGCCTTTGTGCGCGATGCTCGCAATATCCATGCGTGTAAAGTAGCACATTACGTCGCGTTGTCAAGTCTCGCTTTACGTTTCGCGACGGAGAAAGGTGCGCCTTGCCCGACACCACCGTCCAGCTCGGCGACTTCACCTTCGCCAATTACGAAGTCCCCGAAGAGATCGCGTTCGGCGGCTCTCAGAAGCTCAACGTCCATGAGCTGATTGGGGGCATCCGCATCATCGACGCCATGGGCGAGACGCCCAAGGCGCTGGAATGGTCAGGCATCTTTGTCGGTAGCCAGGCGCTTGATCGTGCGCTGCAACTGGATGCGATGCGCAAGGCGGGTCAGGCGCTCTCGCTCACGTGGAGCGAGCTGTCTTACCAGGTCGTGATCCGCGAGCTGTCGTGCAGCTTCCAGCGCTTCTACCGCCTGCCATATCGCATTACCTGCGAGGTGGTGAGCGACGATAGCTCGGCACTGAGCAGCTCGAGCACCCCGAGCGCCGACGATCTGATCTCCGATGATCTGGATAGTGCCTCGAGCCTCGCGACCTCGATCAGCGATCCGACGCTTTCCGGGCTCATGAGCAATCTGACGAGCGCCTACGGTATCGCAAGCCCGCTCTCGGCCGCGACGCAGGGCGCGCTTGCTTCCGTTATGTCACCACTCGAGGCGGTGCGCGCGCAGGTCGGCACGATGATGACCGCGGCCGACGGCGTGATCGACGGGACCGGATCGGTCGGAGGCATCATCGCCGGCGGCGACATCGTGTCGCAGGTTGCGGCGCTCGCCGCCCAGACCAGCGCCGTGACGCAGTTGCCGAACCTGCTCAGTCTCGATCGAACGCTCGGCCGGGTCGCGAGCAACATCGGCGCGCTCAACTCAGGCACGAAGACCATCATGACCGGCGGCAATCTTCTTGCGATCGCCGCGCAGCAATATGGTGACCCGATGGGCTGGACCGCGCTCGCGCAGGCAAACGATCTCTCGGACCCGGAACTGTCGGGCATAGCGCAGCTCATCGTGCCGCCCTTTTCGAACGACACCGGCGGCGTGCTGAGTGGCTGACCTCAATTCGCCGGCGGCACCGATCGTCCGGCAGCCGCGCGGCGCGATCAAGATCAATGGCACGCTGGTTTGGGGATGGACCAGCTTCGATGTCGACAACAATCGCCACAACGCGGCGGACACATTCAAAGCCGAGCTCGCCGTCGGCGGCTTACCGGCCGCCTTCAACGCCGCGTGGTTTGCGACGCAGACGAGCATCAGGGTCGAGCTGTTCGCGACCGACAAGCCGAGCGATCCCGCGAACTACAATGGCCCGGCGTCCGACAGCCTTATTCTCGGCCAGGTCGACCACATCGATTTCGATCCGGCGGAGGGTACGATCTCTCTGTCGGGGCGCGACCTCACCGCGCTGCTGATCGACACCAAGACGAGCGAGAACCATCAAAACCAGACGTCGAGTGCGGTCGCAACGCTGCTCGCCCAGCGCCACGGCCTCACACCCATCGTGACCGCGACGACGACGCGGATCGGCCAGTTTTACGAGATCGATCATACCGACATCAATCAGCAGCAGTCGGAGTGGGATTTGCTGCTCAGACTTGCAGATTTCGAAGGCTTCGACGTCTTCGTGAAGGGCAATTCGCTCTACTTTCAGCCAAAGGCGCAGGACAACGGCGATCGGTATGCTATTGTCTGGACGCCGCCAACGGACGATAGCGCAGCCCCTCTGGCCAACACGACTACGCTCAAATTTTCACGCGACCTCACCATTGCCAAAGGTGTGACGGTCGAGGTTCGCAGTTGGAACGCAAAGCAGAAAAAGGCCTTCACCGCGACTTGGCCAAAGGCTGTGAAGCACATTAAGCCGGGTCAAAGCAGCAACGACAATCTGACCTATCACTTCCACGTTGCCGGGCTGACGCAGGACCAGGCGAGCGCCAAGGCGCAGGCATTCTACAATCAGATCGTCCAGCACATGGTGCAGCTCGACGCCGATCTGCCGGCGGACAGCGTCCTTACCTGCAATTCGATTATCGCGGTGCGCGGCACCGGCACGGCCTTCGACCAATCCTATTACCCGAGTTCGGTGAAGCGTTCGCTATCGGCAACGGAGGGCTATCGCATGACGGTCTCCGGGAAGAATATCAGCGAGGAAGTCGAGAACGCCGAGGCCAACGCTTCGTGAGCGATGCCTTCTGGAACGAGGTGCGGCGCCATGCCCAAGGCGCTGCGCAGAGCCATGCCGTGGTGCGTCACGGGACGATCGCCAGCTATGATCCGGTCAACTATGCGGTCAAGGTCGCGCTTCAGCCCGACGGCACGCTGACCGGATGGCTGCCACTCAAATCGATCTGCGCCGGCAACGGTTGGGGCATCCACTGCCCACCCGCGATCGGGACCGCGGTCGAGCTCCACTTTCAGGAGAATGATCCAGGCGTCGGCACGGTCGGCCTGTCGTTTTTCAACGATGAGGACAGGCCGCTCAACGTGGCGGCAGGCGATATCGTGGTCGCTCACGCGAGCGGCGCGGTCATCAAGCTCACCGCTGCCGGCGGCATCACCCTAGATGACGGCGCAGGTGCTTCGATCACCTT